GGTAGATACCGCAAGCACCTTCCCAAGGTTCACTGCGCTCTTCAATCTTTAATCCCAATAATTCCAAACCATCTACGTAGGTTTGTAACCAATCTTTGCGGCTTGCCACATCAGAGTCGTAGTCGGAAGTAAGCTCTTGGGCAATTAAAGCCAGCAATGAGTCGTCTAAATTCTCCGCAAGATTTTTGCCAAATTCTGGGTCAAGCGCTTGAATATCAATTTCAATATCATCGGTTGATATATTAATGTGGTCTGGTTCAATTTCAATTTCCAGCGGCTCTTCTTCAGCAGCGAGAGCATCGATCCCTTTGGGGGCTTGGTATAGGGCTTTATCAATTGCCATAGTATTCCTTAGTAGTAACCTTTGTTTCGGTTGGATCTAAATTCTTTTACTTCATCTGGCTCATCGCTGTTTAAACGGATAAAACCTCCCTGACGGAACCGTAACAAGGCTTGTGACGTTGAGTCAACCATGTCATCGTGGTCTCCGTTAGGAAAGGAAGCGCATTCCTCCATCACTTCTTCCGCCCATCGTGCTTCTGGACACCAGACATATCCAGACGCAAAAAGATCAGATATAGCGTTTACACGGGCTATTTTATCATTACCCTTGCTTGGTGTATACTCCGACACCGGTATACCCATCGCCCGCATTTCATAGATCAAGGGCGCACCAGCCGCCTTTTTTTCCACAATTAAGCTGTCTGGATTCCAGTGTTTGTAATATTCAAACGCTTTTTTCTTGAGTTCTGGGAACTCTAAACGTCCTTTATAAGCATCTAAAAGGATGATATTGGGTACTTCCAAGCCTTCAGTATTCGTTTTATAGAAGATACCCCACGTGGTGCAAGCGGAATAGTCAGCACGATTACTCTTCTCAAAGGCGGTATCCCACGACTGAATGATGTAATCGCAGTAAGGAGCGACATCCGATTCCCATATGCGCCAATGCTCCCTTTTAATAATTGCGCCTTCCTCAGATGTAGGATTTTGCTGATACTGGGCTTCCCACTTGCTAATAGGAATTTCCGCCTTGATCGCTTCAAGTTCTTTTTGCGACCAAAACTCAGACCATAAAGGTTTACCAGAGGGTAATAGCGCAGGTAATTCGATGACTTCCCACTCATCTCCATCCCTTTTCATTGAGTTATCTAAAATTTGACCAGTCAGATCCCGTTTAGACCAGCGTGTCATTACAATAATGATTGACCCGCCCGGCTGTAAACGCTGACGTGGTCCTGATCCATACCACTCAAAGACCCGATCATAGACTTCGGGATTGCCTTGCATGGCTTCTTGCTCCGAATGCGGGTCATCAATAATTAGAACGTCCGCACCTTTACCTGTAACCGCACCACCCACACCGATAGCGAAATAATCGCCGCCTTTATCGGTATTCCAACGACCCGCAGCTTTGCTATCAGAAGATAGCTTAGTTGGGAATACAGCTTGATAATCAGGGGTGTTGACAACGTTACGGACTTTTCGTCCAAAACCAACGGCAAGTTCTGCTGTGTGGGCAGTTTGAATAATTTTCTTTTGTGGATACTTTCCAAGATACCAAGCGGGAAAGAGATAAGACGCAAACTCAGATTTAGTATGACGAGGAGGCATATTAATAATAAGCCTTTTAAGAGTACCATTAGCGACCCTTTCAAAGGCATCAGCCATGACAGCATGGTGTTTACCGGGAATGAAGGCACTCCACATCTCCTTTACAAAAGGTAGAAAGTTTTCCCTGCAACGCTCAATTTTGTCCTGCTTGAGCAGTTGATGTATTTTGGGAATTTGGGGCGAATCTTTAGGCAGCGTTTCTAATAACGCTAAATACTTCTTAATCTCCGCCTTAGTTAAAAGACTCAAAGGGCAGCCATCTCACGAACGGTTGCATCGATTACTTTGATGCTACGCACCATATGGGGATTGATTTTAATCAAACCCTTATCTTTCAAATTGTGCACCAAACGATGAATATTAGATTTGCTACGTAGTTCTAATCCTTTAGCAATTTCGGTATAGCTGGGTGCAAATCCATGCGTACGAATAAATGCTTGAATAAAGTCGTATACCCGCTTTTGTTTTTCAGTCATTACATTCCTTTACAAGTTTTAATTTTGGCTTAGTTGCCACTGAATGAATATCGTGCATTTGCCGCAAGATGCTGATGGCTGTTGTAAGTGCCATATAGCCACGAGATGATGGTTCATAAGGTGTCCTCATTGTTTCAAGGTCAATGATGGTGCTACGCAATAGAAAGTTCTGATCACTCACAGGATCACCGCCAATAAAATCGTCAAGAGCAACATAGTCCATAAAAGTTTTTCTTTCAAAATATATACCCCCACCATGTTTAAACAGAAACGTTCATAGGGGGTATTCTACACGAACGTTTAAACTTTGCATTGCAAAAAAACAACAGGGGGTGGGGTGTGTTTCACGTGAAACATATGGAAACGTTCTGATAGCTAAAAAGTATGTAATTAAATGTGTATTTCAGAGTGTAGAGTCCAATGCAGACCATCCCGTCAAAAAGGGGGCATGGGGGTAGCGTGGGTGTGCGCCAGCGCAAACGCACAAGCCCACGTCACGCATCACGCTTTCTTTTTTCTGATCGATGTCACGTTGTTGAGTAACGTCAAGTGTGATTCGAGTTCTTGCTTGAGTTGTTCTGCGTTGATCTCCTCGACCTTGGTCTCGACCTTATCGATGAACATACCGACAGCCTTGCCCATCAGCTCCAGCGCACGTAGTCGTGCACCAACGTTCGTCTCTTCATTGGCGCTGTGAACGAACAGCTCCTCCATGATGTGCTTGCGTGTGGCTACCTCGTTCGCAAGTACCAATTCTTTTTTGGCAGTGATCAAAGGTTCAAGAAGTAAAGTGATTGAACTGTGTCTCATCAATTCGTTCGCACGTGCAATGATCGTGGCATCAGCACTACCACTACAGTCATAAGCCTTTCGGTATGCATCTCTCGGAGCATCACCATTGAGCACGTAGGATGCGAATGCCAGCATCTTGGCAGTGGGTTTATTAAGCTTCTTACCAGTCTTGTCTGTCTTTACCCCTACTGGTAATCCATTTCTCTTTCTCTTTATCTCTACACGATCTACAGCCGACTGGATCGCTTCGCTATTCGTGCCCGCTTGCGTTGTGCTAGTGCGAACATCGTCAACGGTAATAGCATCGTCCTCCAGCATCGTTATCAATTCATCTCTCGTCTTTTTCAATTCAATCTCCTATGCATGAACGGTCACACGACCATCAAGCATGGTGATGGTTTAAACGTTAGATGTCAATGAAGTTCGCATATTGTTCGCACACTGCCCTGACTTTTTCGATTCTCACTCGTCTTGTAGTTGAACCCTAAGTAATTCAGAGTTCATTCGTCTTAGTAATGCAGTACTCATTAACCACTGGAGAAATATCTTGGACACACACAATCAAGACCGTAGTGCAATTCGTTTAGCTAATGCTTATCAATACGTAAAAGAGTTCTTTCCCGATCTTCCTGAGAGATCTGCTTTAGTACTTGCTGGATGCATTGTGAAAGCTTTATTTCCTACTAGCTCATCAGGTGAGCCACTACATTGATTTAAACGCTGGTTCGCTTCGCTTTTTGCCCGCTCGTGGAAATACCCGACTAAGTTGTAGGGTTTAAACCACGCTCCTGATAGCTAAAAATGCAGGTTTTGGGCTTGGCAATAAAAAAGTCGTATGTGTTTAAACAAATGTACTAGTATTGAGGTTGTTGCATTAGTAGTAGATTTAAAAACGCTGAGTAACCAGCGACACGTCAGAGCCGAGTGCGTGGATAAAGTAAAGCGGTGATCGCTGATACCAGTCAGATCTAAAACGAGGGTAGTCAATATCAGGACTTAAAACTGCACGTCAAAGGCTAGTAGGCTCTGCCCCCTGATGGGATCAGGCAACCGAACGAGATGCGAGACGAGAGCTGTGACCTAGGCGATGAGCGCCCCTAGTGAGCTGACTATGCTTCCCAGCGATGGGGTTCTTTCTGACGTGCGAACCGAGAGCGTCAATAAATAAATGCGGATATACGTGCGATAGCAGAGCGTAGAAAAACAAGTGGCTCTCCAACGAGATTTAATCTCAGTTCGTACTGCATACCAGTGCGAACGAGGATGCGATCTTGCATCTCTAATCGGAGGATTCAACATGGCTTTAGATTCATATACAGCAGTAGGCATTGCTGAGGGCTTTATCGATGCTGAGAGCGAGGAGCAAGTGCTCGATGCATGGCAGTTCTTAGTTGACACTGGTCTTGCTTGGAAGTTGCAAGGCTTTTTCGGTCGCACAGCGACAGCGCTTATTGAGGAGGGTTTAATCAATGCGTGAACTTTTTAATCTTGCAGTGGCAGTACTCGTGGCAATCGTGTTCGGTAATCTTGCGATCGCATTGCTTAATCACTTTCACATTTAATGGAGGTCAAATTGACTACACGTGAAGAATGGCTCAACTCAGCCGTCAATGAGTTACGTTCGATATTCGATGCGAACGGTTATCCGCTCCCGCAAAACATTCGTGTCACTTGCGGGTTTCCTAGCAAACACGCACGCAGTCTTAATCGTGCAATCGGTGAGCACTGGAGCAGTTCAGCCAGTGAGGATGCAACTCACGAGATCTTGATCTCGCCAGTCGTATCTGATCCGTTTGAAGTGTTCGGCATTCTCGTTCACGAGCTGTGCCATTCAGCAACCGATGGAGACGGTCATCGTGGACGTTTTCCTCATGCTGTTCGTTCGGTGTGGCTAGAGGGCAAGCCAAGCAGTACGCAAATCGGTCAAGCTTTCCGAGACAACTTCGGTAGCCTGATCGCTTCGCTGGGAGAGTACCCCCATGCTCGTTTAAACGTTGGACACGATCGCAAGAAGCAGTCAACACGTATGCTCAAGGCGCAGTGCTCAAAGTGTGGCTACACAATCCGCATCACCAAGACGTGGGCTGATCAGGGCTTGCCGTTGTGCCCGATCGATTCACATAACTTTGCTTTAGTTTAAGGAGAAATAAATCGTGAGTGACATTACAAAAAACCTATC